TCAGCCGACCGCCTGGGCGATCAGCAACGCTAGGATGATCAGGGTAAACCACGGCCAAGGCGTCGCCCATGGGGACTGGACCTTCACGTTCTCCAGCTGGGCTATGGCCACTTGAACGGCCGCCTGCTGGAAATGCAGGTCCTTGATAGCAGCCTTCATCACGTCTGCCTCGACATAGCTTGTCGCGTCATCGGCCAACAGCTCGACCTCTTCCAAGAGCCGGAGCACCTCGCGCAGGCGTGGCAGGGCGTTCGGATCAGGCGTGCCGAGCAACGCCATCGCCTCCTGATGCTTGCTCTTGGCCAGCGTCAGCATCTGGCTGATGTGTTCAACAGCAGCGTCAGGCAGGTCTGGATCGGCAGCGTCCATGGGACACTCTTACCCCATCTTCGCGGCAGGTATATCCCCCCACCGGGTCGTGAAGCTGGGCGAAAGGTTCTCCCGCCGCATGCGCCATTCAGCATCCTTCTGGGCCAACCCCAACCTGGCGGTCCCACGGCCATAGCGATCGTTGATCCGGTCGATCGCCTGCATCAGCCCGTCGTCCGGCGCCTCCATAACGTCGAACAGCGATGCCGGGGCAGATCCAGGGGGCGCCAGATCGAGCAGCAGCACGCCAGCCTTGCGCCAGCCATATCCATCTCTCCAGATGCGCTCGAAGATCCGCAAGACGGCGGCAGTGATGTCGCGGGTGTCTGACGTTGGCCGGTGGAACGTCGCAGAACCTGATACTGACTTCTGTGGCAAGTCCTGCGCGAACGGGTCGGTCCGGATGAATAGCTGCACAGCGCCTGCCACCTGACCGGCATGACGCACCTTTTCCGCCGCACGCTCGGCAAAGCTCATCACGGCATCATGGACCTGGCCCTTGTCGAAGATGGCCGTGCCGAAGGTGCGAGAACAACAGGTCGTCTGTTTCGGCGGCGGCTGGTCTTCCAGCGCGTGGCAGACGAGGCCGCGCAGCTCGTGGACGGTTCGAAGGCCGACGATACCCATTCGCTGGCGCACCCAGCCGTCCTGAGCGTTGGCGAGGTCGTGGGCTGTGCGGATGCCGCGCTCCTCCAGCATAGCGCTCCAGCGGCGCCCCACTCCCCAGACATCGCCGATCGGCGTTTTGCGTAAGGCCGCCTCGATCCAGTTTGGGTGATGCACCAGGTCCAGCACGCCGCCGGCCTTTGCCGACTTCTTCGCAAGCCGGTTGGCCAGCTTGGCCAGGGTCTTGGTCGGGCCCACGCCGACGGACACCGGAATTCCTGTCCATTGTAGGGTCGTTTGCCGAAGATCACGGCACCATTCGGTCAGGTCCGCCACGGCCAAGCGGTCGAGATCCAGGAAACACTCGTCGATGCTGTAGATCTCATGCCCGGGGGCATTCGACCCCAGAACGCTCATCACGCGTTCGGATATGTCGCCATAGAGGGCGTAGTTGGATGAGCAGACGGCAATGTTATGCTCCTCGATCTGTTTGCGGATCTTGAACAGCGGCGCGCCCATGGCGACACCCAGCGCCTTCGCCTCATTCGACCGTGCGATGACGCAGCCATCGTTATTCGAGAGAACCACGACCGGCCGTCCCCGCAAGCGCGGCTGGAAAAGCCGCTCACAGGACGCATAGAAGTTGTTGCAGTCTACCAGCGCAAAAGTGGCCATCAGCGGCCACAGTGACGCCGGATACTATGGGTCACCACGCCCCAAATCTCGCAGTCGCCATCCACGAGCGGCAATGACGGATACGCGCTGTTTTCGGCAACCAGGTGCCAGTTCCCGTCGACTTTCCTAAGACGTTTGACGGTGAGCTCGCCCTGCAGGATAGCAATGACGATGTCGTCAGGCTGCGGGGTGACGCCACGGTCGATGATCAACAAGTCGCCATCAAAGATCCCCGCGCCACGCATCGACTCCCCTGACGCCCGCACGAAGAACGTAGCCGCTGGCCGGCGCACAAGATGCTCGTTCAGGTCGAGCTTGCCCTCGATGTGGTCATCCGCCGGGCTCGGGAAACCGGCCGGCACTGTGGAGGTAAACAGCGGCAGTTCCAAAGAGGTTGGATGATCGACAAGGCGCAGCACGTTTCATGTTCCTGGATGAATAGAACATAGTAAGAACATTCTGCGATTGATTCGTCAATCCGCCGTAGGCAGTGCGTCTGCGAATACCGCGTCCCGTTGCGCCGCCCACGGCATGTCCGCGATGGCCGACATATCCTTGAGCGATACCGCCGGTGATGTCCGCGCAATCAGGATCTGCTCCAGCACGGCTGGCGCAAGATAGGCCAGTTTAAGGGTGCGACGTATGAATGACGGAGCCACATCCTCAGTTCGGGCCAGATCCTCGATGGTGGCGGACTGGCCGCTTTCCAGCCTGCGCCGCCAGCTCCATGCCTTGGCGATCGCCTTCAGGATGTGCGGGTCCACACCGCCATCATTAGCCGGCACAACATCCGCGGGCGGCACAATCTTCGGCCGACCGTTGCGCTTGCGGATGGTGAGCGGAATGAAGACCGTGATGGAAGCCGGAGCTTGGCTCATGCGGCCTTCTCCATTTGGCGCGGTGCCAGCATGTCACGGATCACCGAGCTGAGCCCTGCAGTGCGAAGATCAACCGTCAGCCCCTGCTGACTCACGGTGACACGCTGGACGAGTAGCCGGGCAATGCGGGCCTGTTCGGCAGGGAACAGTGTCTCCCAAAGGGTATCAAAGTTTGCCAACGCGGCGACGACATCATTGCCATCGGTTTCGGGATTGTCCGCCTTGAGTGCTGCCGCTGCCTGCGCCGCGACTTCGGGGGTCCGCATGAGAGCCCGGACCTGCTGCATAACGGCAGCTTCCACCATGCCCGCGTTGAGCCGGACATAGCTGTCACGGCCTTCACCGGCACGGTTCCGGATAGCATCCATCGACGTGTAGTAGCGGTAAAGGCGGCTGCCCTTCTTGGTCATGGTCGGCGTCATAGCGACGCCGCTTGTCGTGAAGATTAGCCCCTTCAGCATCGCCGGGGTCTTGGCCCGGGTGTTTGCTGCGCGCTGGCGCGGGCTCTCTTGCAATATGGCGTGCACCGCATCCCAGAGCTGATGGTCGATGATACCTTGATGCTCACCGGGATAGCTCGTGCCCTTATGGACCGCCTCGCCGAGATAAAGCCGGTTGCGGAACAGCTTGTAGAGGAACCCTTTGTCGATCGGCTTGCCGCGCTTGCTACGCACATCATTGGCGACCAGTTCACGGGTCAGCAGCGTGGCCGAGCCCAGCTCGGTGAACCGTTGAAACACGGCCCGAACCTGAGCGGCTTCGGCCTCGTTGACGACCAGCTTGCGATCGATGACGTCGTAACCCCAAGGTACGAATCCACCCATCCACATCCCCTTGGCGCGGCTGGCAGCGAACTTGTCGCGGATGCGCTCCCCGGTGACCTCGCGTTCAAACTGGGCGAACGACAGCAGGATGTTCAGCGTCAGCCGGCCCATCGAGGTAGTGGTGTTGAACGCTTGCGTCACCGACACGAAGGTCACGTTGTTGCGGTCGAAGGCCTCGACCAGCTTGGCAAAGTCCATTAGCGAGCGCGACAGGCGATCAATCTTGTAGACGACGATGACGTCGACGAGCCCCGCATCCACGTCTTCCAGCAGGGCCTTGAGGCCGGGCCGTTCGAGCGACCCGCCTGAATATCCGCCGTCGTCGTAGCGTTCGCGCATGCAGACCCAGCCCTCGGCGCGCTGGCTGGCGATATAGGCCTCGCAGGATTCCCGCTGCGCATCGAGGCTGTTGAACTCCATGTCCAACCCTTCCTCGCTGGATTTGCGGGTATAGACGGCGCAGCGCAGACGGCGCGGTGTTGCTGTCTCCTTCATGCTGCACCCCTCTTGTTTTCGCGCAGGCCAAAGAAGCGGTAGCCGTTCCACTGCGTTCCGGTGATGTCGCGGGCGATGGCCGACAGGGACTTGTAGCGGCGGCCCTGCCAGTCGAAACCGCCCTGAAGGACCGTGATGACATGCTCCACGTCGTTCCATTCGCGTACCAGCCGGGTGCCGATGACCGGGTTGCGGGGGTCGCTGATTACCGTGCTCCGGACCTTCTTGCCTTCGACCTCGTCGGCCAGCGCATCCAGCAGCCGGCTAACAGGCTTCGGCAGACCGCCATAGGTCAGTTCCTGGATCCGATAGGCCAGTCGCTGCTCGAGAAATGTCCGGCTGTTATTAGGCGGCGTTGATCCCATCAGCGTCTGCCATTCGGATTTCAGTTCATTGACCGTCATGGCCTTTAGGCGCGCCAGCCTTGCCAGCACCGGCCCGTCGTCTTGATGTTGCATTATCGTCCTCCTTTGCGGGCCTTGTGCCCAGGACGACTGACGCTCTTGCTGGCCGGGATAGCGAGCGAACTATCTCCGCTGTCAGCAGATATAGAACTGGACTGTTCGCGCATGCGCTGAATGCCGGCTGCCAGAATGCGGCCCAACTCGGCAAGCCGAGCTTCAGCGCTCATTTGGTCCGGATGGAACGGGTTCGGGGTCTTCACTTGTGGGTCTCCGTCTCTCGCTCGGATGTGCCGAACGATGGTGCTGAGACGGAAAAGCCAGACGCCCGAAGGCAACGGGACACCGATGGAAACCGAGAGAACAGCAATCGGTCAAAAAGTTCGGGCGTGACCCTAGGTCATTTTTGACCGGGGCACCTTATGCTCCTTATACGACTTAACGTTGATCATAGTTACATACGTCCTGATTCAGGAGACACTCTTGCCTCTCCGGTAGAGGCGGTAATGACCGTAGCCCTGGGGTTAAATATGTCCCCGGGTCGACCCTTGTGCATTCGACTCAACGGGCCCATTTACCGGGCATGGAGATTGCGAATGACTGACACGAATCAAGACGAAACAACGACAGATAAGGTAGCACCGGAGAAGAAGTCCCGGAAGTCCCCCGCTAGCCAGAAATGGGGTGCGAAGGTCATGGATAGCGGGTTTTGCATGCTGCCATCCCTGTTGCTGCGAGCGCAGCGCCGTCTGCACCTGAACCCGACACAATTGGCGGTACTGATCCAGATCGTGGATCACTGGTGGGATGCTGGACGCAAACCCTATCCGAGCAAGAAGGAGTTGTCTCAGCGGCTCGGCATCGGCGAACGCCAGATCCAGCGTTACCTGACAGATCTTGAGGACGAAGGCCTGATCAAGCGCATTCCGCGCTATGCAGACCACAAGGGCCGTATGTCGAACATGTACGATTTGCAGGGCTTGGTCGACAAACTCACCGAACTTGAACCGGACTTCCGCGAAGCCCGCAACCAAGCACGCCAGAGCCGTCAGAAGGCTGCCAGTCTTGGCTTCAAACGGCGCGGAGCGGAAGCCGAGGCCGGCGAAGCCGCCTAACACACGCTGAAATCTCGCATTTTTAAAACTGCCTCAACGGGAAAGCACGCGCTTTTCCGAACCACCGATCTCGTCCCTTTAAAACCCCCAAATGGAGTCCCCGACTATGAATGTTGACCCCTCTAATCCTTCCCTGGTTCAGGTCCCCGGAAAGCCACACCCGAGTGCTTACCGGCTCAAGAAAAACCGGCGCCTTTCCGCCGCAAACGATGGCGGCGATAATGCGCCTGTCACTAGTGGTGGCATGACCGGTGGCGAGCCTGAATGGCGCTGTACTGAGTGCGGTAAGCTCCTGGGTGTCGCTAACGGAAACCAGCTGCACATCCGCGTTCAGAAGCACCGCGAGTATCTGGTGGGGTTCCCGGTTACCGCGAACTGCCACGGTTGCGGCACCCTGAACAAGAAGTCCGCTTGCTAGCTTAGCGACAGACTTACCCGAACATCCCCGAAACGAGAGGCGCTTGACGCCCTGATCTGGCCAGTAGGAGGCGCTCGACGCCCGGCCGTCAGGCTGGCGTCAAATGCCCTCCTCGTGGCACGAATTTCACCAACACCTCGTTCAATCGTCTTCGACCCTCAACTTCCAGCGCGGCTTCGCCACGGTGTGCAACCGCCACCGCGTATTGACCCGTTTTGCGGACCCGGCGGCATTGCTGGACCACCTGCATCGCGGCGATAGCTCGCCCGATCAGAAGAACCTGCTCCTTGGCGATCTGATCCAGGGCGCCAAGGCCAATGACCGTGCCGGGGACTGTGCTCTCACGCTGATGCTACTTGCGCTGTGGCCCGGACTTGACGGCGTCTTTCGTCGGTCACGGGCTCGCCGCCTCGGACAGACCGACGAAATCGCGTCTGAAATCCTGGCTCGCGCGACGGCCGCGATCCGCGAACTTGATCTCGATCGCGTGAACTGGATCGCAGCCACAATCCTCAAGAACGTCGAACGCGACATGCTGCGAGCGCACAAACGCGAAACCGGCCGCCAAGCCGTCCAGGAAGAGTTCGACACCGATCTACACGGGGGTGTTTTCGAGGTCTCGGACCCGGAGCTGGAACCCGGAAAGCTGCTTGCCGAACTGACCCGTCTGATCGGCGTGGACGCAGACCTTGTCCTTCGCGTGGTCATCGACGGGTACACCCAGGCCGAGGCCGGTCAGCAGCTGGGCCTGTCAGAGCCGGCGGCACGCAAGCGGTTCCAGCGCGCTCTGAAGCGCCTGCGTGACCATGCAGAACAAAAATCCTGACCCCGTTGTCCCGTTCGGTGCGCGCCGTTGGCCTTTCAACTTCGGACGCACCGAGCGTCTTTGCCCAAACAGAAAGTCCCAGTTGATGAGCCATACTACTGCCATCCCGACTGAGCCTTTGAAGCGGATCCCCGGCCTCTACCGTCGCTGGGAGTTGCCGGAAATCTTCGAGGTCCAGCGCCGGTATCACATTGAAGAAGCCGGCACCCACGCCGACGGCACCCCGCTGTTGGCCGTCTACTCCAGCGAGCCTGAGGCTGATGTCATGGCTCAAGAGGAGGCGAACTGATGGCTATTTCGCTTGCCTCCCTGCAGACGTCGAGCACGCTGCGCCCGCCCCGTATCCTCATGCACGGCGTGCATGGGGTCGGGAAGACGACCTTCGCGGCTGGAGCCGACGCCCCTGTCGTCATCATGACCGAGGACGGCCTTGGCATGTTGAAGGTTCCGCACTTCCCGCTCGCCACCAGCTACGCCGATGTTGTTGAGGCGCTCGACGCCCTGCTCAACGAAGAGCACGCCTACAGCACTGTCGTCATCGACAGTGTGGACTGGCTGGAACCGCTGGTCTGGGCCGAGACCTGCCGCCGCAATGGCTGGGCCTCGATCGAAGCACCCGGTTTCGGCAAGGGTTATGCCGAGGCGCTTACGGTCTGGCGCGAATATCTCGATCGCCTGAACACCCTGCGTGATCGCCGCGGCATGGCCGTCGTCCAGATCGCGCATACCGACATCAAGCGCTTCGATAGCCCTGAACACGAGCCCTACGACCGCTACGTCATCAAGCTTCAGGCCCGTGCCGCAGCCCTGCTGCAGGAGCACTGCGATGTCGTGCTTTTTGCCAACTACCGCATGTCCATCACGAAGGCGGATGTTGGCTTTAACAAGAAGGTAGCTCGGGCACTCGGCTCCGGTGAGCGCGTCCTGCACACCGCCGAGCGCCCGGCCTTCCTCGCGAAGAACCGCTACGGCCTGCCCGACACGCTTCCGCTCGATTGGAAAGCCTTCGTCGCGGCCATGCCTCAGCCCGAACAGTCCTGATCCGACGGAGATTTCCACCATGGCACGTTTTGACACCGCCTTCGATGCAACCGGCATCGAACCCACCACCGGCTACGATGTTCTTCCCGCCGGCAAGTACCGCGCCCAGATCGTCGAGAGCGAGATGCGCGTCACCCGCAACGGCATGGGCCAGTTCCTCTGGCTGATGCTCGACATCATCGAGGGCCAGTACCAGGGCCGCAAGTTGTTCGACCAGCTCAACCTTGTGAACTCGAACCCCCAGACGGTCGAGATTGCACAGCGCACGCTGTCGGCCATCTGCCACGCCACCGGCAAGCTCCAGGTCAACGACAGCGTCGATCTGCACCTGGTGCCGATGACGATCCAGGTTGGCGTGAAGCCGCCCAAGGACGGCTACTCGGAGAAGAATACGATCCGCTACCTCGTCCCGGAAAAGACCACGCCCGCGGCGCCTGCCTATCAGGCCGCGCCCACGGCCTCGCAGACTTCGGCCGCTCCGGCTGCTGCCCCCTGGAACCGTAACGGCTGACCCCTGCAGGCCGCTGCGGGAAATCGCGGCGGCCTCAGCCAGACAAAGAGACAGACCATGACTGAACCGCTCAACGCGGCCCCTGCGGCCGCGAACGCCCCCGACTTGCCTGAAAAACAGCGCCGCCTGATCGAACTCGACGACGCCATCGCCAAGATCCGCACCCAGATCGCGACCGCCGATCTGACCCGCCAGACGCAGGGGAAACCCATCGACCCCGTCTGGTTCAATCGCGCCCGCACCGCGCAGCGCCACCTCTACCGCGAACGCGCCGAACTGCTCGCCGATGGCAGCGGCTGGCACCGCCGCAACAAGGTCAAGGACGCGCTGATCGACATACTGCGCGCCCGCCACGATCCCGAAGTGTGGACCGAGCTTCTCGCCGAAGCACGCGCCCGCAGCGAAGCGGAGGATCTGTGATGGCAGAACTTCCCACCCCGCCAACGCCCACTCTGACGGCGATCTATGCCGCATACGAAAACCGCCAGGGTGAAGGCTTTCGCGAACATCTCGGCGCATCGCTGATCGGCAAGCCGTGCTCCCGGGCCCTGTGGTTCGATTTCCGCTGGGTCACGCCTTCGCGCTTTTCCGGCCGCATGCTTCGCCTGTTCGAGACCGGGCAGCGCGAGGAAGACCGGATCGTCGCCAACCTGCGCTCGACCGGCGCCACCGTGCTGGAGGTCGATCCCGAGACCGGCCGCCAGTTCAGGGTTGAAGCTCATGGTGGCCATTTCGGCGGTTCGCTCGATGGTGCTGCCTTGGGGCTGCTTGAAGCACCGAAGACCTGGCACGTGGTCGAGTTCAAGACACACTCGGTCAAGAGCTTTACAGACCTCGTTGCCAAGGGCGTGGTCAAATCGAAGCCCCAGCACGCGGCGCAGATGCAGATCTACATGCACCTGACCGGGCTGACCCGCGCCATGTACGTCGCGGTCTGCAAGGATACAGATGCGCTGCATATCGAACGGATCGAGGCCGATCCTGCCGAGGCGACCCGGCTGCTCGACAAGGCCGAGCGCATCATCGGCGCGCAGCATCCGCCTGCCAGGATCAGCGAAGATCCGACCTGGTTCGAGTGCCGCATGTGCTCGCACCATGCGGCCTGCCACGCTGGCGAAGCAGCTGCGTTGAACTGCCGGACCTGCCTGCATTCCACGCCGGTGGACGGGGGTTGGCACTGCGCCCGCCACGATCGCAGGCTTGATGCTCAGGGCCAGCGCCGCGCCTGCCACCGCCATCTCTTCATCCCTGATCTCGTGCCCGGAACCGTAACAGACGCCGGTGAGGATTTCGTCGCCTACCGCATGGCCGACGGCTCCGACTGGCTGAACGACGCCCGCCAGAAGGAGACCGCACATGCTTAAGCTCCGCCCCTACCAGCAGTCGGCAATCGCCGCGGTCTACAGCTACTTCGAAGATAAGAACGGCAATCCTCTGGTGGTCATCCCGACCGCGGGCGGCAAAAGTCTGGTCATGGCCTCGTTCATTGACGGGGTGCTCAAGGCATGGCCGGACCAGCGCATTCTGATCGTCACCCATGTCCGCGAGCTGATCGCTCAGAACCATGCCGAGATGCTGGGGCTTTGGCCCGAAGCACCCGCCGGGATCTACTCGGCAGGGCTCGGCCGCCGCGATGCCGATGCGCGCATCCTGTTTGCTGGCATCCAGTCGATCCACCGCCGGCCTGCCGAAATTGGCCATTGCGATCTCATCCTGATCGACGAAGCCCATCTCATCCCGGGCAATGCCAGCACAATGTACCGGCGCTTCCTCGACGCGATGAAGCGGATCAACCCGAAGCTGAAGGTAATCGGGCTGACGGCAACACCCTATCGCCTGGACTCCGGAATGCTCCACGAAGGGGAGAATGCACTGTTCTCCGACATCGCCTACGAGGTGTCGGTCAGGGACCTCATCATGGCAGGCTACCTCAGTCCGCTGATGTCCAAGCAGCCGCAGACCAAGTTTGATGTGACGGGGGTCGGCTCGCGCGGGGGCGAGTTCATCGCCCGCGATCTCGAGAAGGCGGTCGACCAGGACGCAATCACCCGGGCCGCCGTTGGGGAAATCATCGCCTACGGCAAGGACCGGAAGTCGTGGCTTGCCTTCTGCTCGGGCGTCAATCACGCAACCCATGTCGCAGAGGAGTTCCGCCGCTGCGGGATCAGCTGCGCGACTATCTTCGGCGACACCCCCAAGGATGAGCGCGACCGCATCATTGCGGAGTTCAAGGCCGGCAAGATCCGCGCACTGGCTTCGATGGGGGTGCTGACCACCGGCTTCAACGCCCCGGCCGTGGACCTGATCGCCATGCTGCGCCCGACCAAGTCGGCCGGGCTTTACGTCCAGATGGCAGGACGCGGGACCCGGCTTGCGCAAGGCAAGGACAATTGCCTCGTCCTGGACTTCGCCGGGAACGTGAAACGTCACGGCCCGATCGATCTCGTGAAGCCGAAGCGGCCGGGTTCGGGCGATGGTGATGCGCCGGTCAAGGTCTGTCCGGATTGCGACAGCATCGTGGCCGCTGCCGCGCTTGAATGTCCTGATTGCGGTTACATCTTCCCGGCTCGCAAGGTGAAACTGGCACCAACGGCGTCGACACTTGCCGTGCTGTCGTCAGGCAAGCCCAAGCGTCCGGAATGGTTGCAGGTCTCCAACGTCACCTACCAGCGCCATGAAAAGCCGGGTGGCCGCCCTTCGCTCAAGGTCACCTATCAGTGTGGCCTTGGCTGGCACCACGAGTGGATCTGTCTCGAGCACACTGGCTACCCCCGCACCAAGGCCGAAGCATGGTGGCGTGAACGGGCGCCGGGCATTCCTGTGCCGCGCTCGGTCTATGCGGCTCTGCAGCTGGTTCACCGTCTGCGCCGCCCCAGCCACATCGCTGTGCGTCCGTCCGGCAACTACACCGAAATCACCAAGGCAAGGTTCGACACATGCCATACGCCAACCCCGGGCTCTGCTCCGTCTGCCATCGCGAACCCCGCGGCTTCGGCTGGTTCATCCCGCACTACCGGGTCTCCGATCCCCGCCGGGACGAAAGCCGCAAATATCTTTGCAGCCGCGGCTGCCAGGACCTCTGTCACCGGAGGCAGGGCATGATCGACACCAGCCGCAACGAGCAGGCAGCTATGGTCAAAGGCGGCCAGGCTGGCGGCCGCTTCCTCGAGAAGATCGGCAAGACCGACCTTGCAACCCTCAGCGATGCCGAGTGGGCAGGCTTCGTCGAGCACCTGGTCACGGGCTACTGTGACCACCTGCGCGAGCTCGCCGCCGACATGTCGGAGTGCCCGTTCTGATGAGTTCGTCCTTCATGACGCGCCATGGCGCGCGCCTTCTGGCCAACGGCTATACCATCCTGCCCATCGCGCCCGGCGGCAAGAAGCCGGGCCGGTACCAGCGCGGCGCATGGGTCGATTACCCCGAATGGAACCGTCATGCTGAGCGGCCAACCACTGAAGTCGAGGTTTCGACATGGTCCGGCTGGCCGGACTGCGGCATCGGTATTGTCGGCGGCAGCGTGGCTGCCGTCGACATCGACATCCTGACCGACCCGGACATGGCGCTCCGAATTGAGCAGCTCGCCCGCACCAGGCTGGGCGACACCCCGGCGCTGCGCATCGGCAGGGCTCCAAAACGCCTGCTGGTCTATCGCACCCGAGAGCCCTTCAGGGGGATCCGGCGCGCGCCACTCGAGGTGCTGTGTCTGGGTCAGCAGTTCGTGGCTTACGCGGTTCACCCGGATACCGGACAACCCTATGCATGGCCTGAGGAAGGGTTGTCCGAG